TTGGATCTTCTAAGAGCATTATAAAAATCTCTTGTCCATACTTTCCAATATCCACTTCGATTTGTAGAAGTTACGTTATTAGAATAATTAGCTCTATTTAAAATTTGTTGTCCTGCTGTAATACCAACGTGTTTGTCTAAATTTATTGCGTTAAATACGATGGTGCCGTTTGATGGATATACCAAACCTATACCGGCATAAACCGGCGATCCATTTTTCAAATAAGGCGTAGCAATGCCGTTTACAATGGAACCTGAAATTAAGTTATATGAAGTTTGTTGTTTATTCACTACCTGTGAATCGTCAATAAATGTGAATTTCTTAGGACCAACTGAACCACTAAAAGAAATCTGTATTTGCCCCGCGTCTATTTGATCTTTAAATTTGTCAGCTGCATAATTTATTACATAAATAGCTGCACTGTCAACTATATTATCTACACTTCCAGATGCAAAACTGAATAAAGTATCGCCTGGTTGTAAAAGGGTATTTCTATATTGAGAATAGATAACTTTCGTTTCATTTGTCAATACGGGGGTTGAATAAGTGGTCACATCGAATCGTGAACTACCACTGTTTGCATAATCGCCATATGCTACATCAAAATATAAATCTCCGCCTGAGTAAATATCAAGATAATATTGACCATTTCTCACATCATATGGACTAGAACCAGTAAGTTGATTAGCTTGACCAGTAACACCTGATTGTGTTACAAAGGTAGATTGACTAACAAATAAACTACCAGTTCCAAATAAACCGGAAGATACTTGATTTATTCTACCGACTACAATGTCGTCATTATTAAATGTACTAAATATCATAATTATGTTGTTGTTGGAACTTTAACTGTCACTGTAATGGATGTATTACCACCACTTTCATTGCCAATAATTGTAATATTAGTGGTTGTTGTTTTAGACAAACCAGCGTTTGGTACAAATCTGAATTTATTACCAATTACTACTTGCGAAGTTTGTGAAGTTAAATCTCCTGAAAAAGTAGGAACTGTAGCACTGGTCGAATTCAAACTATTTGTTTCGGTCACAATCAATGTCCCAACATTTTTATTTGCCAAAATCGATGTGTATCCAAGCGTAACATTGTAAGTTGGGTTTGTACTAGGACTAATTAAAATTTCCCCCGTGTAATCTCTATCTACAGTAATTACACTTTGAGCTACACTTATAGTTGGTACAGATGTTATTCCGTCATTCAAAGTCACTAACTTATATTTCATTGACTGTGATTCATCGGTAATCGGTTCCATAATAGGAGTGTTACGAATAGCTATATCGTAATACGCGCTACCCAATGGATGATTTGGATTAAACTGGGTGTAATCAATTTCATCGTCAGCCAAAGCGAACGCTGTAATGTTTAACCCACCCGTTTTTGCAAGAATTTCTCTTCCTTTTTTAGTCAATACAGCATTCACTGTAAGAATGTTGTTATTTAAATATGCCATATATAATAATTATTGATAAGTTTTAATTTTTACTCAAAAATGTGAATTATAAATTCATTATGTATCTTTCCAAACTCGCGCTGGTTAGTAAAGAAGCGGTTAATGGTAATTGTATGAATAATGAGTCAGTACTACTAATTGAGCCAGTTGTATCACCATATGAAGGAGCATTATTGGTTTCGATATTCAAACTTAAAAATCCTGGTATGGTAATAACAGGCGAACTTCCATTTGTAACGCCTTTTCTATTTACAGTACTGTTCTTATCATTTTTACCTTTAATATAAGTATAATATGCAATATCGCCTTTTGTATTCAACTTCAATCCACTCAAAAGTTGCGTCTTAGAACCACTTACCGCTTGATATTTGGTTCGACTTCCAACAAATGTAAACTTACTTAAATGTCTATTAGAATATCCTGTATTAAATACGCCTTTATAGTAGTTTTTCAGGTACTTACTTCCGGTAACTTGAACATTAAATCCTATATAATCCGACGTGCCGGATGTGCCGGATGTGCCGGATGTACCGGATGTACCGGATGTACCGGACGTACCTGAGATGCCGGATGTACCTGAGATGCCAGATGAACCTACAGAATATCCCGACCCAGAACCAATAACTTGAACTTCGTCAAATGAAGAAGTAAATGTTACTAAAAATCCATCATTATTAACAGATTGATAATAATCTTTTTTGCCTACATTAACTGTGTCTCGTACATTATATCCATTTGAATCAATATATACATATTTTCCATACTTTGCATAAATAAAATCACGGTCGTCGATTGTGTCTTTAATTTCTAGACGAGAGTAATTATAAGTATTTTCATCTCTGGTAATATTATTAACGTTAGAACTAGTTACTATAGCGAAGTTTGCAATATCAACCGTATTTAATAAAGAAGATGTAAATGTTGTCTTGTTATTAAAGTATATGTCAAATTCGTTATTTGTTAAAAATTCCACATCTCTGTAGTTAAACTTTTTACGTTCAAACAAGCTTGGTTCTAATACAAGGCCTGTCAATAAATTAGATCTAGACGGTTTTAAATTTTTTACAACATCAAATATAGAAAAATCAATGTAGAATTTATATGTACTATAAAATTCTTGTGGGTATATATATTTTTCATTTATTTCGCCGAATTCACGTTGTAATTTAGTCAATCCATCATAATTTTGTTTGTTTAAATTTTGAGGTTCACCTATAATATCGGCTATACCATCCAAACCTATAAAATTCTCTATTTTTTGATTTAAATAGTTATATGGACTTATAAAAAATCCTGATAAGATAGAATCGTCACCTAAACTGTCTTGAATTCTCGTCGAATAATCATACGGCGTTAAATTAGACAAAGCTGTTTCGGTTATTTTGTTTATTTTACCATTAATTTTGAAATTTGGTCCAAAGTTATTGGTGTTTATAGTTTGTTTAAGATCGATTTTATCAAATTGATATGGGAACTGAGTAATCATTACATTCGAACAAGTTGGATAGCTATAATACTTTTCTGTTTGTCCAAAATTATAAGCAAAGAATTGCGTATTATAATAAATATTTTGATTATGTACGGTTGTACTAATCGATGTAGATGAATACAAATCTACAGGCGTGTCGAAACTCCATAAATAAAACAAATTAGAATAAACATTTTCTTTATTTGGTATTGATATCGAATCTAAATTATAAGAATGTTCATCGAAATATTCATTATTAAGTGGTTCTTTTAAAATTTTGATTTTATCCAAATTTCCTATAAAAGAAACAGAAGACGAATAATTACCTATATAATAACTACCCGATGAAAACTTCTTGTTTGTATTATAATTTATAAGTTTACGCTTTGTTGATGAGAAATTCTTAACGCTTCCATCATATTGATTAATGGATAGACTGTATATGTATGGAATAAATTCATTTGTCGAATTAATAAAATAAGAAGCTGTTAATATTGTTTTTTGAGATGCTAATGTGACATAATCGCCATCGTCTTCTATCACAAAATCACCGTCGTCTTCTATAATAAAAGGAGTATCTTCATTAGTGGTTTTAATTGAACGAACCCGCAACTTATCGAAATCTCCAAGAACAGGCTCACGCTTTAACATAGCAGTGAAAATGCCGCCGTTTAATAATGGTATTTCATTTAATATCAAACTAGACGTGGTGTTACCCAATTCATATGGATGTATTTCAAATACTAATTGACCACTGTTAACTTGCTTTGATTTTTTTATAAATAAATTCCAATCAGACTTTTTATTTCTATATTTCGACATCAATTGTATCTTGTCGTCGAAGTTATAATTAGTCGATTTAAATCTAAAAGAAAATTCAATTGTAGATATACCATTAAATTTTGATGTGTATTCGGTGCTACTGGTGAATGTATTAATATTGGATCCAGATGCGTAGTAGCTACTAGTGGTATAAATAAAATCACTACTAGTATGTTGAAAATTCAAGAAATTATTTTCCTTGAAATCTGTCATATAAATAATATCATCGTATACGAAGTAATTATCACGATTGGAAAAAGCGTCAGCACTTCCATACTCTCTGGTAGATATTAATCCAGATGGAATGCCAAACATAGTACGTATCATTTCAAATGAATTGATAGTACCCTTGGATTTATATACAGATGAAATGTTATTTGCAAATCGATTTAAAATTGATTTTGTATAATCGAAATAAGAAGCGGAGTTGTAACCTGAAATTTCTTGATTATTTAAATATAATTGATTTAAATCACTTTGAGAAAATTTGTCAATGTCAACGTTCCAATTAAAACTGTTCAATAATTCATCTATATAATTCTTTGGATAGTAACTTGAATCATTGTTAGAAATAGGATATGTTTTAGGAAACTTCTTGATAAAGACTAATATATTATCAAAAAAATGTCCGGTCATTGCGGTGAATTTTATGTAATCCGCTGAATCGGAGTCATCCTTTACATATTCAGGAAGTTGATATACCAAACTATTATAGTTATCCGAATCATATGTAATAGCCTCATCGATTTTGTTGTCTATACTGGATGAATTAAAAAACAAATAGGATTCGTATTCATCAAATGTATCCAGCAATGTGATTTGTTGAGATGTCTTCTGATTAACCAACTGACTATAAGAAGATGAAATTGTCGCACTTGTATTTGTTGCGGAATTAATAGTCGATTTCTTAACGGACTCAAGTTGATTATAATCTTTGATTTTATTCTTAGCAATTTTAGTACGTAATTCAGCTGATGAATAATTAATAAAATTGTTGAAATCTGTATAATCTATATACAAATCATTATACTTTTCTTTTAATCTTACTGTTGCTTTGTCCAGAGTAAACGCGTCATTACTTTGATATCTTTCTGTAGATGGATGCGACGTATTAACTTGAACATCAAAATTTATATCGTTTAAAAATACTTTTCTTGATATCTTCGAAGTAAATAAGTTAACTTTAAAATAAATTGGAGCAATTGATATGTTTGATATCCAACATGTCGATTTTATATTATATTGTAAAGGTAATGGAGCATCTAATTTTACTTGTATGTTAAAAGTATCATCTATTGAATTTAAATAATTTGTATGATCTAGAATTTTTATTAAATTTCCATTGTCAAAATTCAATGCGTTCTTATAATAACCATAATATTTTGTTCTATAATTTTCTAATAAATTAGTTACATTCGGCAATATCCAATCGGTATAAATCGTTTGTTCAAATAATCCCAATATATTTTGTAAATCGATATCATTTATAGAACTTTTTTGTAATACTCTATCTTGTGATACTTTTAATGTGATGATTCTGAAAGACTCTAATATTTCTTGATTGGTAAATTCTACATTGTTATATGTGTATATAAAATTGTTAATTTGTTCCTGTACACCTGAAAATTTACTTGTCTGTAAAATCGTAGTATCAGTATCACTATTTAATTTAATTACAGAATTATATCCAACGTATGTTGATGTTATAAATTCCTGCAATTCAGCTTCACTTTTTAGACCTAACTTCAAACAAATATCTGTATAATTATACTTATTTTTATTTAACAGAAAGTCTTGTTCGATTGGATTGTTTTTAATAATATCAATTAAATCTTGATATATTCTCAATAACAAATATTTTTTATCAGCAAATGATCTTATCTTAACCGCATCTAACCTAGATGATTCATTTTTAGTTGTGTCAAATGCATAAGATAACCGTATTTCAGTTCTACTTGGAGATATCTCTTTTATAACCAATTTATTTGTCGGATTGCCGGCTATATTTCTAACTGGATTATACAACAAGTAATACAAACCTGGACCAACTCCACTAGCATTTAAATCAAATTGTGGGTGTAATAAAATATCATTTTTGTGAGATACAATATTTGTAAATGGATTTGCGAATTGATACGATCTCAACTCATTATTTATATCTCTATAACTTCCTTGTAATATGGAATATGTAACGGATGGAATTACTCTGTTAAAACTTACAAGTTGTTGATTATTATTATAAAGAGTAAATTCAAACAAGTCGTCGTCGGATTCTCCATAAAATACATCATTACTTACAACTTGTTGTTCGTACAAAGACTGCAAATTGGCATTGAAATAAGATGCACTTGTAATACCCTTATTCAAATCATTATCGTTTATTGTCAAATAGTCGTAAGGCATATTAAGAAGTTAATGGTAAAAATGGATAGTCGTCGCCAAAATCGGAAAGTACAGTTCCTTGTCCCAATTTGATTCGCAAACCAATAATTTCGTTTTTCATAGCCGCAATAACTTGTTTGTCATCGTTATTTTCATATTTTTCCACCAAGCTATTTACCGTTTGATTTAAGATTCTATTTTCTTCGATCAGATTATTATATTGAATTATAACATCTGTCAAATTTCTCTTTTCTTCGACAGCGGTTGTTTGTAATTCAGTGAATTCTACTGTCGATGTATCGGCAATTTTGTTTTCATTATATAAAAAACTTTTAATTGGCAATTTAATATAATTAAATTTACCATCAAATGATTGTGATATATTGTAAACTAATTGGTCATTTCCAAAATTATCAAAGTTATTTTGAAATGTACCGAAGTCTTTAAATGTTTGTATATCACTTAATGATACGTTATATACTAATGGTATATTTGCCATACTAACGAGTTATTTTAAATATTTTCCCAGTATCAACGATGTCAACTGTTCCATCTTTGTACTCTACCTTAATAAATACTGTTAAATAACGTTCTTGCGGTAATCCGCTAGTATTTAATTTAAAATAATTACCATATGAAGCATCGCAACTTAATTTAGTATAATCGTCAAAATTAATTAAAACCTCTTCGGATTCAGCATCTTTTACCATATAATAGGAAGAAGTTGGTAAATACTTAGGAGTGACCATCGCGGGTTGTTGATATGATTTATTAAATGTCTTTAAAGGATATTTATCTCTTGCAAAAACAAATATTTTAGCAACACTACCAGCTTTATATGCACTGTTTAATGACTGCAAGGTAATTAGATTTTGTATAGAAGATGACACCGGTTTTAAACTGCCTGTGCTAAATACAGTATCATTCCATCCGACATCGATATATGGACTATAAATAGTATTGGTATCTTTACTGAAGAACTGTAACAATCCATTGGTTGGTTGAAGAGGAGGCGTACTTATTTCAAATGAACTCAATAACATAAGTCCCTGATTTGGAATACAACCACATAGCCAAGAACGGACAATCTGTGTTATATCCATTGATATATCACTTTGATTACCATAACTGAATGACTGACTACAAATCAATCCGTTGTTGACCAATGATGGAAACGAAGTGGAGTTGCAAATCCATTTTGGTTTGTTTGTATAAGAAGTTGGAACTTTATAATACCAAGTACCGCCTTGATTTTGAAAACTAGCACTTGAATATGAAGATGTTAATAGATAATTTACTTGTTGATAACTATTTGTTATTTTATTACCATACCATAAATTACTACCTGAGTAACTTCTATTGTTCCAAGTAGCTCCTAGTTGAGAACCATCGTCTGCATATCTACCGTTTCCATTTTCCCAACTTTGACTTATTGGATAAGCATATATAGAGTAATTTAGCGGAAGATTTCTCATACCGCATGCTTTTAAATTGAGTGTAAATTTTAACTTTGAACTGCTAATTTCATTCGTAGAAATAGACTGACTTAATGTGTTTAAGTCAAACTTAATTAATGTTCTACTAAACTCTGGATAGTTTAAGTATATAGCTGTCGAAGGAGCTTTAAAAGACCCACTATATTTACCTTTGAAATAACCGGCAAAATTTGTGACATCTGTGTAATACAATTTACTGGAAGTTAAAGTTTCTATATACAACTTAGAATTAGAACCACTAAAACTTCCTGTAAATGATCCTGAATTAAAAGCTCTTACCGGCGAATAAAAACTGGAGCTACACGGTATGCCTGTGTTTGATTTTCCTAATAGTTTCCCTCTTAAATTTTTAAAGCTTCCTGTACCTGTCAAAGACGAAGTTAATGGACTTGTTGTATATGTCCGTTTGTTTACTTTTAATTTTGTAAAAAAACTACCAACTCTCACAGAGCCAGAAAAACTACCTGTACTCCAACTTCCTGTAAAGAATGAGTAACTAGTTATATTCATACTACCTGAAAATGATCCGGATGCATAATTTGCCGATCCAGAAATATAAAGTGGTTTTTTTGGGTTAGTAGTTACATTAGATAATCTACCTGTAAAATTAGCAATAAATGATGTATTTGGTATTACAGAAGATGTAAGATTAAAAGCATACCACTTACTACCAGAATAAATGAACAGTGAAGACGTGGTGTATGACAACCATCCATTATTACCATATGAAGAGGCGGTAAGAGGTGCAGTGTGCCAATTTGGATCTGTGTACACAGTTTTTTTGCCTGTGTTCGACGCATATACTTCTAACACCTCGTCTATTCCAAAATTTTTGTTTTGGAATTTGTTGGAATTGTTAATATAAGTGTCTTGAGATGGATAAATGAAAATATGCATATTATACTACCAATCCTTTTATATCGTTGTCGGGATATTTAATTTCAAATACTGATGGGTCTTTTGATGGATAGAGAATATTATTTTGTGTAGCAATACTTACATTATATGCTATAGGTGAATAATTACCATCATCAATTGTTAAATTCTTAATCTTCAACTCAATTACAGATTGGACCCCTTCGTTTTTCATTATTTCAAAATTGAGTTGACTGAGATTTATCGGTTGGTTAAAACTAATATTATCAATATTCAAATAGTTTTTTACAGATTGAATACAATTGTTTAATACATCTCGTTTATTAAAGCCAGTGAATACTGTAATTTTAAAATCGAATCCTAAATTGATAATATAACCATCAATAATATTGATTTTGTCCGTGAGTATTTTGAAATTATTTAGATAACTTATTAAATTTTGTAACGTAGCTGGATTCAATGTTGTCAAATTTTTATTAACATCATACCCTAACAAATAAAGATTGTTTGTAAATGGATTACTCGATTCCAAAAACTTTCTTCTATCTAGTGGATTTAATGGATTTAAATCTAATGTTTCATTTCCGTCTTCGGTTATTACGCCTTTTATTAATTGGTTATATTGAACTCGTCTATTTGAATTGCTTTCAACATATGCTTTTGAAATATTACCTAAATAAGATGGCAATGAATATACTCTTAGTAGAATATCATCGGAAGTAACCATTCTATTTTGAGCGGAAAAGTTTAATATAGCATTTTGTCGTATTTCCTCATTTGTATCCGCGTCATTACCACCAGTTGATGAAAGTGGATTATTTACTCTCAATGAATTTTTAAAATTGTTTAATAGAATCACTTCGCTATCAGTTAAACTGGTCACGTCATTTAAATAATCCGTACTAGCAATCTTATTTATTTCATCGGAATTTACATTTGAATCTAAACCACCACCAACAACATAATTAACTGTCAATGTTGTATTTGATGGAGACACACCGTATGAATTGGCCTTTAATACATTTGTACCGTCTAAAGATATATTTAGATTCTTTAAATTGGATAAAGCTACACCAACATTAGTTGGATTTGGTATAATAACTGTATTTTCGTAATTTTCTGTATTCGCCCCAAATTGAATATAAGTAAAATTATTCTGATCTACCGTTGTAATAAATCTACGTTCGGTTCTTAGATACTTTAAAATCTTAGGAGTTTCATTTCTATATGGTGATAACGTTTGATTGGTAAGAGGTACATTATCAATCAATAGTGGAATTGTATCTTGTGCTAGATACTGTGTTTCATAGTAATTGTTGCCATTAGAATCCACCACACTTATTATTTTAACCACATTAGTTTCATCTAACTTTATTTTTAAAAATGATTGTGGATCGCCAACACTAAATGTTTTTGTTGTTATTCTACCAGAATAACATTGTGTGGATTTCTTTATCAGGTAAAATAATGGTGCTCCTGTATTATCACGATTGTAAACACTTATTTGTCTTGGTGAAAATAAAGTATCTTGACTAAAATCTACACTTTCTTCGACTATAAATGACACACCTGATACACTAGATAGTTGTGTATATGGTTTTAAAATCAAACAGTATCGTTCATCAGGTACATATTCGCCATTAACGCCCGAAGTACGTGTCGCGGGCAACAATTGAAACAATTCTACATTAGTGGATGATACCGAAGATACCTTTGGTTTATATCCCAAAAATTGAGCTTGGTTTATAATATTTTTACGTTCACCCGCGAATTGAATAAAACTTTCTTTAAATTGATAATCAGTGTAATATGACAATACATCTCCCACAAAAGACGCTTGTTCGATAAAGATTTGGCCTGGTGAACTTTCACTAAAATCTTTATAACTTTGTGGATAATACTGTTTAGTGAAATCAATTAGTTGTTGTTTTAAAGAAGTAAAATCACGATTTAAATACAAAACGTCTTTTGTATTAGCCTTGAAGGTTTTGTTAATTAATTGTTGCATTATATATTATTGTTTGTGATGATCACTTCAGTTGTGGATTGTAATTCTTTGTAACTAAAGGCTACTTTTATAAATATTTTATTATAATTATTATTTACAACATCATTTTCCAATAATTGAACTTTAACGTCTTCAACTATTATACCGTTCATAAATCTATTTACATCATTTTGAATAAGATTTACTAACATCGGCAACATTTCACCCAATTCATTTTGATCAAACAACACTTTATATAATGAAGAACCAAATGCATTATTAAACCTACGTTCTCCAGGTTTGGTTAATAAAAGATTCCGTATATTACTAGAAACTTGTGAAATAGTATCAGTATTTGTTTCAAAATAACCATCTTGACCCAATCTAAACGGTATTTTAAGTCCTAGTGCTTTTTTAGCCATAATTAAACCTTAGACTTTTTACTATCCACTGCTTTTAGTAAAGCACGATAATCTCTGTTTATCGCTGAATAAACGCCTTTTACAGGAGCAGGAGCATTTTCAGGCACTTTGGTTTCTGTAATAACTTCTTGTGTACTGTTTCCATATCCACCCATCATACTAACCATACTGCCTTCTTGTGGCACACCACCGGTGGTTTGGTTTAAAATATCATTCAACATTGGGTTACTGGTATACTTTACAAACTTTTTCGTGGGTTTAACTGGTTCCTCAACAACCGCAGATTCATTCATCACATCCAATTCTTTTAGAATTTGTTGTTCTAAATCAGAATCAGATGATTTTTTCTTGGATTGAATAACTTCTTTAGAGAATATTTCTGCCAATTGAAGTTTAAGTTCAGATTGTACTACGTTTCGTACCTCTTGTTGTACTGTTTTCTTAATGAATTCTTTTAATATATCTATTTTCATATTATTATATATAATTATTAACCCAAACGAGATTTAGGTAAATTTAATAATGCTTGTGCGCCTTTTGTATCAGATGGTCTGGGTATCTTGATAGTCTTGATACGGGGTGTACTGGGTGGTTTTGGTATATTTGGTTTAGGCATTCCTTTTTTAACACTTGCTAATTTAGCAGCAGCTGCACCAACTGCTCCTCCTGATACAGCTCCAATTAAAGCACCTTTTCCACCCCCAACTATTCCACCTATTCCGGCTCCTAATCCACCACCGGCTAATGCTGCTCCTGTTACACCACCAACAGATAATCCGGCACCAAGTGCTGTACCACTCAATCCGCCTATTAATGCTCCTTTACCGCCTCCAGCTAAGGCCCCTACTCCAGCACCAAGAGCACCACCTAACAATCCACCTTTTAACCCTTTAGCTAATTTGGACGTGGATTCAATTATACCTGTTTTAGCATTTACAATTTTTTCATTTCCAGCTATAGATTCAGGACTAAACTTATCAGGCGACCAATCCTTACCCAATCCATCCGGTTTACCAAATGCGCTTTGTGCTTTATCGGCGGCACCTTGAACTTCAGACGTAGTATTACTTGTAGCGCCCTGGGTTTTTGAAGCTGCTTGTTGCGCTACATTCGCGTCTAACCCCTTTGCTTCTTGGGTGGGGAGTTTTATGTTAGGATTGTCTACCAAAGGAGCTTTATTGGCAACTCCTGATATCGTTTGTGTAGGCGGACCAGGCAACGCTGGATCTGGATCGGTAAATGGATCTTGTATTTCTACTTTAATTCCCCTACCCGACACATTAATTTGATCTGCTAGTGTTCGTAAAAGAGATTCTCTTGCTTCTTTAAATGCATAATTAAAAGCTTCTTCAGGAGTTTTACCTATAGCAATTAAACTTTTATTGGCAGCAGCTATAATTACTCGTAAAGTTTTACCAGTTGACGTTATTCTTGGAACTTTAACATCTCCGCTCAAAACTAAAAATGCTCTAAAAAGACCAGATACTTCATCTCGGACTGTTGTTGAAAAGTTTCCATTTAAATCAAAACTCCATTCACTTGGAAAAGATGCATCAGGTGATAGATTTCTTATGGGTACATCAAATACAGATGAAGCTGATTGATCAGTTTTTAAATTTGGATTAACTAAATCAATTTTAGAATAAAAAGCATTTATTGCTTTTCTATATTGATTAGCATTAAATACCGTGCCATTCCAAGACACTACTTGTTTATAAGATACATAATAATTGCTCATGGTATTTAATTCTGAAATTCAAATTCGACTTGTACTGGCCCTTCTCGACGATTTCTACCTTTGAAATCCCCCACAACTCCAGCACCTGTAACAGTATTAATTTTTATTGGATCTTTACACTCTCCGCCACTACCAGCTGGTTTAACTCCATTGCTACCAGGCGCATATCCGCCTCCGGTAACAAATACACGTCTACTTAGTGTCTTGTGTAAATTATCTCTTAATAATTGTAGTTTAATTTGTTGTACTGGTATTTGTGTTTGATCTGGATTAGCATCTCTTGTATTCTCTGGAGTTGCATTTCCTGATCTAGGATGTGTATGTGGATGTGGATGCACATGATGAGACCAATGAACGTGGTCCAATAACCAATTACAAAGATCATACATCCAATCTACAGTTGTTTGACCTAACAATGCTGGTTCATTTGTTTCTCCATATTGTCCCAAAAATATTTGTGGCGCATTAATACAAGCGGTATTATTTGTAGTTATAACTACATTATCATTAGCATCCACTGTATATTCACTATCAGTAGTTATGGCATACCGTTTTTTACTAAAATGTAATGTTTCTGCGAATCTACTACTTAGTACCAATCTATCTGTATTTATTACAATTTGATCGCTGTTTAAAGTTGGAAACTTAAATGATGTCGAACCTTTTGGATTGAATCTTATTTGTTCTTCTGTTGACTCTCCATTTGACGTTATACCAAATATACTTTTATAAACTGTAGTTTTCCATTCACTTGATGTTTTGCCACTTGTTAGCTGAATAGTGGACCCGTCGTTGTTAATATCTTCTGGTATTTGTCCGCCAAAATTCTTTTCAACCGGTGTAATTTTACGAATAGGTGGCAACTTAGGATGTAATTGTTGTGGTTCATCCAAAGCAATATTTCGTTGTCTATTTCTAATAGTAAGTTTAGGATTACCATATCCACCGCCGATTGAGTCTTTCAATAAATTACCATTCAAATCGTAAGATGAATATACACCTTTATCATTTTGTCTATTATCATCATATGCACTAAATCTAATTGACTGACCAAATCTACTTTCTATTATAGTATCCCCTTCATTTTTCTTGACCAATCGTATAAATGGATTTGAAATGAAATATTGTCCTACATATCCTATATTATTATACTTCGAATAAATTGGAGCGGATGTATAAGTGGCTCTATTACCATCAAAATAAAAAGGGACAGCCGGCGTTCCATCTTCGCTATATACTGTTTCAACTGTATAATCAATATTATTGGGGAAGTTGAATTTGTTTAATGGTTTACTATAATAATAATTGTTTCCAACCTTTTGCACCAATACCAATTCATTAACCAGTGGATATTGTGTTATAGTTTGTTCAAGTGGTATAGCCCAAGGTAATTTTTCAACCGATGATTTTTTTTCTTGTGATAATATTCTTACTTTAGCACGTCCAATATAAGAAAAATCCACATCGTTTTCATTTGCTGGTTCATTCTTATAATTAAGCGGAACCGTTTGCGGATTTATTTTTTGTTTATACGCATCTTGTAATTTTATATGAGTTTCGTCAAAAATTATATCGACTACGACAGCAAGTTGTATGGGTGAGCGAATATCAACCAAATCTTTTATTTGTTGATCATTTAACTGTGGTGATTTATTTGATTTGGATACGTCTGTGCTTACCATATTATTCGCCTTTACTGATTGTTATAACTTCCTCCATCAATTGTTTACGTTCGTCTTCACTTAATATCATAGAAGAACCTTCGCCGCTAGCTTCACCTTTAGCCACCAAACGTTGTACAACAGACGCTAACTTAACTAACTGTTCATCGTTTTTAATTCCTACATCATAGTAATCTTTAATCATAGGAACTATGATGGTAGCATCATTGATGGTTTTGATCAAACTCCGTAACTCCGATATTAATATATCGATTTGATCTTTTTTATTCTCTGAATTTTTCACTATATCCTTACAAAGACCCGAAAAATTCTTTCCTTTGTAAATTTCAAAATTTAAGTCCATATATCTATAAATAGAAAAACCACTCCATTTGGAGTGGTTTATTTGTTTTGTTTTGTGTTATACTTTACCGCTGTCTGCGTAATTTTTCATAACTACATTTTGATATGATTTCATCTTATTAATGATTTTAGTAATTTGTTGTGTTTTGCAATTACTTAATTCTCTTATATATAAGTACAGTGTTTTTTTATTAAAATTTTCTATTCTATCACTACTACGAAATAATTCGATTACTGCATATGCTATATTAAGATCTTTTTGTTTGGTAAATATCTTTGTTAGATTTTTTTCCCAATAGTTAATTAACAATTTCATAAACTCTTGTGTTTGAATAGTCTTATGATGTGCATCTTCTGTTTGCAAACAAACGCAGTCGTCACCTGGCGTGTCACTGATGTCTACATGTTGATTGAATCGTTTATAATTGTTATTATTATGAAATATCAAATAGTTTTTAGCAACAATACTGAAATAACTAAAAGCTTTGCCTTTACCCGCTTCAAATTTATGCATATTAGAAACTAAATGCGTTACAGTTTCTTTTTGAATTTCTAATGGACTATTATCAAAATAAGTAAATTTGAATGTATTGAATATGTTTTCAACTAATTTATCAAAACTATACTTTATACGATTTTCATATATTTCGTTTCTTATTACCATATCTGTTGCTAAATTATACTCAATAATTGCTTCCTCAGTCTTTTTAGAAAAATAAATCTTTTCTTTTTTGTTTCTACCACGTCGTTTTTTTCTAACATCTGTTAATTCTTCTACTTCTTTATTAATAGCGTTTAGATCATTAATTACTATTATATCTTTACTGGTAATATTTCTTGGAACATTAATTTCAGATAAGTTTTTAGATTCGTATGTAATATCTAATTTTACTTTATTATTTTTTTTAGGCGGTTGGTGTGTAACTACTTTTTTAAAAGATGTTATTTTGGTTGGTTTTTTGATTTTTTTGTTAACACTATTTACCATAGAAGTAATTTTACGTTTTTTATCTGCTACTACTTTAGTCGTTTTTTTATTTACAACTTTACTTTTTTTTGTTTGTTTCATTCAAGTAATAATATCAAACGTTATCGGTTTCTTCTTCTTTTACTTTTTTATTCAAAGTTTCCATTGTTTGTTTTAAATCGGAAAAGAGAAAACCAACGTCGTCATCTTTTTCAAAGATACCACGGTTATCAATAGCTTTCAATTTATTATAAGTATTTTCTACCGATTTTTTAAAGTTTATTATCCAGTCTTCCAAAATGTCAATCTGGTTAAATAACTTTTTCGATGTGATTAATAAAAACACATTAACTGCTACTGATATAAACAGTAATATTAATAACAAAATTTCAATCATTGTCTGTAGGTAGTTCGTCGTCCACTTCCACAAATTCCGATATATAGTCTAAAGCGTCATTCAATGTTTTCCAACACGATTCGTCGTATGATCTTTTGATCAGCCTATACAATTCTTTAAGTTCAGTTTCATCCATGCGTATAATTACATATATATGTAACCGTGACAAATTGATAAAAAAATTATTTTAATATTAAAAACTAAACATACCTCTTAATCCTGTTTTACCTTTTCGCTCAACTATTTTTTCAACCTCAACAGGCTTTTCCACTATACGTTCAACTATTTTTTCAACCTCAACAGGCTTTTCCACTATACGTTCAACTATTTTTTCAACCTCAACAGGCTTTTCAACTATGCGCTCAACTGTTGAATGTGTTGGTTTGTCGGCGGACTCATCTGTGGGTTTTTCTTGTTTTTTGTATAATTCATAATTTTTGTCATTTTCTGAATAAACTTTATTTGTGCTTATATTATATGCCAATAATAATACAACAGCAAGTGGATCAAATACCGTAATAAGTACTACAATAAACCACTTTACTACGTTTTGGATCGTTGTATCAAATTGATCAGCAACAAATTTAAACGTTATAATATCTTTCTTCTGACTGTTATCTACCTTTAACTTGAAAATATCATCATCCACAGCTGTTGATTTAGCACTATAGGTTTTGATTTTATCATTTTCGTTTTCTAACTGTTTATTGAGATCTGTAATTTGATCGTTGATTTGATTTTGAATATTTTGTAATTGAATTGGATTACGAGCAATTAGTACATTTGTAAGCACTTCATTTAATCTATTTTCTTGACTACTTCTTAACGTATACAATTTTTCTATAGATTTTTTTGTAGACTCAATTTTACCAATCTCTTCTTTTTTTTGAGATTCTAATGTTGAAATTTTATTCAATGACAATTCAGTTTCCAAAGATGATTTTTGAAAAGCCGCCGTTAAAAACCCAAATATACCCAATGATGTTATAGCCATCAATGCGAATACTGCAGTTATCATATAAATTTTCATTAGAATATTAGCATAGTTCCAATATCTAAATAACCAAGATGTTGTTACCAATTTACCCAGTTCTAAAGAGGATGCCATTATCATAACAGCAATCGTTGCGCCTGAAAATAATAATCCTATACCATATACGCTAAAATAAGCAGCACATCCAGCGATTAAAAGTGATGTGAATATTACCAAATGTTTAAACTGTATCATATCTATAAATATCTACAAAATAAAAACCCCATCCAATTAAATGAACGGGGTTTAATATAACCTTGATTGAATATGAATATTACTCAATCTTTATTTTTTTGGTTTCTGGAATTGTAGGTTTGATCTTTGACAATGTAACCTTTAACAACCCATTTTCAAATTTTGCGGATGGATTTCTGCGATCAATTTGATCACCTAATGTAAAACTTCGTTTGAAATTGCTATGTTTTAATTCTCTACGAATATACTTTCCTGTAAATTCCCTATCATCAATCTTTTTAATCTTTTGACCACTAATAGTAAGAACATTTTCTTGTACATCAACTGAAACATCTTCTTTAGAGAGACCAGGAATCTCTGCTAGAATTTCCACTCGATCATTGTAATCAACAACGTCTACACGTGGATAACTTTGTTTTTCAAAGAAACCAACTCCCAATTCTTTATTTAATTCTGGGAAATGTGCCGCGAATACTTCATCGAATACACGGTCAAATGGCGTTAAAAACTCATCACGATCAACGTGACGTAATGCAAACGGACTATATTTAATTACTGACATATATTTACCTTTCTTTTAATAATTCAATTGAACTTATTAACCTAATAGCCTCACTCGAGCACTATAGTAGATAATACACACGTACTATCTAAAAATATATATAAACGAACTTCTGAAAAATGTCAATATTTTTTATCCAACAGACGAAACTCCGCCTGTTTGGCATAAATTGATGTAATTTTCAGCATTTGGATTATTATTATTTCTTCTCAAAAATAAGATATAAAACTTTGCATTTCCTAATATAGCATTGCTTGTTACAACTGTATAAGTGCCTGAAAATTGTCCAGATGTACAATCATATGACTGATCGCCAGCTGGATCTACTGTCCAAGAAATATTAATGGTATATCCATCTTGGGATATAGTTGTAGGTAATGTACATTCTGTATTTGGTAAAGCATTGACAACCGCCTTCGCAAAAGTTTTATCAGCCGATGTACCAGTTTTATAGGCAATTATTACCACGGTACCAGATTTTATCTGCGTCCAACTTTCCAACATATTGGAATTGTAATTTACACATCCTAAATTACTTGTTACAGGCGTAACTACAGTGGGTGTTACCGGAGAAATAACGCATGAATTTTTATCAAAACTAGCTATAATTTCACAATTCTGTGATTGCGGTGAATATCCTGGTGGTAAGGTTAGACTAACCGAACCTTTAGCAGTAAAGGTTTTTGGCTGAAGTGTATTTTGATAATTAGAAATCCCAAAACCAATGTTAATTTTACGTGTACTGTTAGCTGAAATAGAAAACATCCCAGTTGGAGTAAAATCAACGGTACTAATTAACGAATTTAAAGCAGTTCCATCTAAGTTAGTCCAAGTAGGACTGATAGTAGCTAATAACTCCGCATTGTTATTATTTGTCATTATGAAACTACCACTGTGTTTTATTTGTGTAGTTGTAGTTGGATTACAAACTGGTTGAGTATAACCATCTCCGCAATCCAAGTAACCACATCTTGGGCCTGTAAATGAAATATTGGTTGGAAAATTACCAACTAGTGTTGGTAGTGCCGTACACGTTGAGGTAGTTGAATCTTGATCACCTAAAATGTAAAGTGTAATTTGACCAAATGTTGATGTATTTTCAAACGAGTATTGGTATGTAGGATTTGTTCCGCCTAAGCTAGTAGCTGTTACCAATCCAGTATAAAAATATCCAAGTGGACCATCAGGGGTGGTTGATTTTTGTAAAATCAATCCAGCGAAGGTCAACGTTCTAGTATATCCTAAATTGTCTTTATATGATATAACTGGCAAAAGTTGTCCACTCGATTTATAAGTTGTAATGTTTGGATTCGGCAATAAACTATTTAAGTTATTCAATGTGGTAGACAAATCTGTTATCTTTGTATTCGTATACCCATTGGTAGTTTTATCATTATTTATTTTCTGGAACAACAAAGAACTTGCTGTAGGTAAATCTACATCGGATATTGTGTATGTATAGGTTGTATTATCAATAACCGTACTTGTACAAGTGCCTATAAACATACTAGATGTAAACGCATTTGACAAACAATCCTTACAAACCAATTTATATGCGTTTGTATTAACTAAATTATAAAATGATTCAATGTTATCACCTGATTTAGCGTAAGAAAACATCTTATTCCACCCAGAATCTACAATAGGTGTAACGACATCTGACTTAGAATATAGTGTGTATTGATAAACTTTGTCTTGTATATTATTAGTCAAAAAGTTATTATTTTGTACTACACTTGGCGAGTAAATTTTAACAGTAGCGACACCAGTAGAAGCAGCTACACTGAAAGAACTACTTATATAAGAAGCACCATAAAATTCACTAAACTTTATTGGTCGCCGATTGTCTTTATTTATGAATCCAACTCCTAAAGGTTTTGTAATATTAATCGTACTTGAATCAGAGTTTGAATTGCCAATTCTATTTTGCAATTGGTAATAACTTTGCGATATAGAAAAATTATTTGAGCCTGGATTATAAACGTTGCTTAATAAACTGTTGATCGAAAGATTTTCGCTATTATTTGTTTCACTTTTGAAACTCAATGGACCAGATCTGTTTAATATATTGACAGGCATATATCCTATATATATTAAGATTCGATCTTATTTTTTAGTTCTTGAACTTCTTTGTGTAGTTCTTGAATAGATTTTAATAACAATGCGATAAGTGGATTATATTTTACAACTTTATATCCTTCAAGATTTTCAGTTACTAAATCAGGATACAATTCTTCAATTTGTTGAGCAATAACACCAAAGTCTTGTTTTCCATTTGACTTCCAATTAAATTCTATTGGACGTATTTGATTAACTTTAGATAAAGCATTTTCTATAGTTTTGATATTGTCTTTGAGTCTTATATCGGACGAAGCGAATGTTGAAAGTGCAACTATATCACCTCTCACGTCCAATTGACCACTGCCACTTACACGTAACAATTTTGTTTGATTGCTACCTGATGTAATTAGAAATACATTGGTATTTGGGTTGTAACCTGTTGGCCAACCAGTGGATCCACTTAAATGTAAATGTAATTGAGCATTTACATTATCAGAACTTACTATGTTACCCACACTTAATAGTCTTTGTCTTGCGCCTAATATTCCCCATCCTGATTTACCAGACTGCCAAATTACATCTTTGCCTGGTAACGCTGATGTATTTATATGAGATCCTGAATAATAAATTGCAAAATTAGCAGTTGTTCTTAAATAATTATTAGAAGTTTGTAATCCTAATCCAGAGACCGATTGTCCAGATGCCGAATGTTGAATAATTTGTTCGCCAGCAGTAGAAAATTGCAGAGGATTATTCGCAGTTACTCTGCCAGCTGCCATACTACCTAAATTATTAATAGTACTATTTCTTACAAGATAATTAGTAGAACCCAATGCACTTGTTCCTGACCAATATGAAAATTGATTTGTAGTACCTGTACCTGTTATATTTCCACCTGAATTTAAAGAATAAGATGCGGTTTTAGCACAACTAGCTGTGCCATAAAATGCTACTTTTCTATTGGCATTATAATGATTTGAAGCGCTGATGTAACCTTTTATACTAGCTGAAACACTTCCTGAAAATTGTCCTTTTGAAATTCCACTGAAACTACCTGTTAGTTTTGAATTTTTACTAATTATAGTTCCATACAAACTTCCACTAAAACTACCACTAGCATTTGCTTTTTTAGTTAATATGTAACCGTTAAAACTACCACTCAACGATCCAGATGTTTGGGATTTACCTGTAGTTAATCCTTTAAAACTGCCTGTGAAACTACCTGTATTACGGCCATTAAAATTTCCACTAAAACTACCTGAATGTTTTCCTTTAAAACTGCCTGTAAAACTACCAGTAAAAATACCTTTTAATGTTTTTGCGGATCCAGAAAAACTTCCTGTGTAAGATCCCGTAACATCTGATAAAAATGTAACTATATCGCCAAATGTACTTTTTCGAGAGTACAAGTTATTGGATGATCCAGATTCAATTGTTAAAATTAAATCCTTAGCTGTTAATGTGTTGTATCTTACAAGATCACTAACTTTTATTTGTTGTATTAAATTGCAGGTAGTTGACATAATTACTTCCAGGCGTAAATTTTAATATACCACTTTGACGTATCGATGTTATATTGCGATATTACACTAGTACTACTATTGTAATCATATGTGGTAATACTAGTGAAAGTGGGTACTATTACTAATATATTACTTGAACGTGAAACAACACTACATATTGGTTTTGTTTCATTATTAAAAAATGAAGTTACATCAACTTCTTGGTTTATAACAAATCTACCATCATTAGCTGCGCATTGTAAAACTACTCTTACTAAAGATGGTGTTGAAGAAAAACCATGCGAAAAAGAAAATACATTTCCCAACGAATATGTATAAATATTATTCAAGTCTGTTGTGGTGTTAAATAAAGACGTTGTATAACCAGATATACCATCTGAATTAACATAATCTTTTAAATCTGATAAAGTGGATTTTCTAGAATATTTTGAACCACCTGTATTTTCAATAAGCATCAATTGGTCTGCGGCTTTTATATTATTATAGCTCGCAAGATCACTGACTTTTATTAATTGAACATTTAAACTGTTACACGGCGTTGACATATTTTATAAATATAAAGTATTAAGAGTAAGAAGCTGCGATCTTATTTATAAGAATTTCACTGCCCATCAATATGATGGAATATAGATCTCTGGATCCATTTGATGGATTTGACGCTGCACCACTTGGCCACTTTAAAGAATTGGTAGTACCGGTTTGCCAGATAAATGATGTACCGCCACTATTATTATAGAAATATAAATAACACACTTTCTTCTGTGTGAGATTTACATTAAATGTTTGAGCGGCTGTAGCCGTTAGATAAATCATATCATAATCATCAAAACTCAAATTAGTTGTTGCAGCTGCAATAGTAGCACTTACAGTTGTATAATCTTTTTGATAATTGCCTTTAAAAGATCCAGTTATAATAGCACTATCTGTTTTGGAAATATACGAACCATTATCAACTTTGATACTTCCATATGAATACATCTTGCTACCACTGATAGATCCATACGCACGCATATCACCGCTACTGGATACATAAAATGTATTTGCAAAACTACTTGATCCATATTGTACCAATATTGCGGTTTGTTTATTTTCTACACCAACTGGTGCTCCGCCAACAAATTTACCAGCTAATACTGATCCAGCAACGTTCGCTGCTTGATTACTACCACTAAACATTCTAATTTGCAACTTAGCACGTAAATACTTGTCTATAGAACCAGTTGGCTCTGCTGGAGGTTGTACGCCTATACCAACTGAACCATCTCTCGCAGCTGAATCTGACTGGATATATGGCCAGAAGTAAAAACCATTGCGTACTTGTTTAAGTGCAACCATTACACCTGCTGTGCCAGATACACCATTCCAACTTCCGCCACCTGATATACCACCCGATAAAGGTGTATCCGATATTCTTGTTGTAATGGTACTATTTTTAAGATGATAGGATCCTGTGGTAATACTCAATGTCAAACTACCACTAGTAACAGATGATATAAACCATTGATCTTGGTTTGGATAACCGGTTGATCTGTTTTTATTTTGTAATACAAACGCAGCTGAACTATATATACCAGATCCTCTATTGACCACTGTCAAATTAGATTGTGCATATTTAGCGGAAGCTGATATATAAAAATTAATTTGTCCAGACTCATTTTTATAAAATAGTGGGGATGTTGTTAATCTATTACCGAAAAAATATGGTACAGCACTTGAACTATTTAAAGATCCTTTTAATAAATAAGAGGATGTTAATGAAGTAGTTGATGAATCAGCTGCTATGGCGTATAAAGCATTATCAACTGTTCCAAGAACCGTTGAAGCTCGCAATGCGTATGAAGCGCTAGTGGTTCTAGTAGAATAACTACCACTTATAGCTTTACTTGAAGTACGTGCGTAACTACTTGAAAAAGAAGAATATTTTAAATTGCCATTATATGAATAACTAGCTGTGCCGTTTGATCTTAAATTAGACCAATTCAAATATGAAGCTGAATCTGCTGTGGTTGACATACACATACTTGAAGTTTGTGCATAGCTACTTGATAAAGATGATAACTCACCCAATCCGTTGTAAGAATAACTGGATGTGCCTACAAATAATGGGGATTCAATATACACACTAGAATATATACTAGCAGCTGATATATTGTTAAAATCACTTGTGCCTGTTGTAGATGTTACATTGCCTCTTAATTTGCCTTTTAAACTACCCGTCATTGAAATATTACCACTGCCAGAAAATACTCCTGAAAATCCATTTACGGAATATATCTTTGACCCTGATATAATCCTCGGTAAAATTGTTCCAATTGTAGAATTGTTAATAGTAACGTTTTCAATTACACCAGAACTTATAGTAACGTTGTTTACCTCGGCATTTACAGCATATAAATTATTATTTACGTCTACATTGTTAAATGAACTTTTACCTGTGCCAATCGTTACATTGCCTAATAAACGTCCTTTTAAACTGCCTGTTATACCCGCACTAGCTGTAATTTGTTCAAGTTTAAAAGGTGTATTTTCAAGAACCAATCCATTTGAATAGTCAAGCATTGTTATTTGACTATTTATAGAATTTCCAGTAAACGTAATATTACCACCACCGCCAGTTGCTTGATTAACATCTATTGTCTTTGCATAGATTCCCAAAAAGGTTGGCGCGGATGGATTATATCCAATAGTAAGATAATCGCTTACTATGGCTCTTTTAAATACATTTGGTACATTTTGACTTATGACGGAATAGTTATCACCTTCAAAACTTCTGAATGAACCTATGTATCTGTTATTTGGACCTGTAAAATTTAAACTATCAAACGACGTTAAAAGATCGCCGGTCTTTTGTACAAAACTATTGACAGTAGATTTTTTAGTTGAGTTGCTACTCACACTTTGTATGATTAAATAATCATTGTCGCCAATATTACCAGATGTTAATGTTGGTAATTCGGGAACGGTCCTACCTTGATTGGATACTATCGCCATATTATATTAATAATTATTAATCAACTAACGTTTTTTAGTTTTTTTAATATAAATTTTACTAAACCACTCCGAACAATGTCGTCTTCATCAAATTTGAATACATAAATTCCATTATTTCTACTTTCTTCATCGTCGAAAACATTCATCATTGGCACAAATCCACTTTTACCGTTGATATCACTTTGATCTGGATCGCCACAGATAAATAACTTACTGAATTCACCCACACGTGTGATCAATGTTATTAGTTCTTTTTTACTCATATTCTGAGCTTCATCTGCTACGATACATTTAGCATTCCAACTTAAACCACGTAAAAAATTGATTGGGAATCCGTGAATACGTTCCTCTTTTTTCAATTTATCAATATCGTGTTTTGGCAACAATTCTTCTAATTTGTCTATCAATGGTTGGATATATGGACTCATTTTTTCATCCATTTCACCAGGCAAAAATCCTAATTTACTATCGCTGCTTTCAACTATACTTCTAACATATATAATTTCACTCACCCTTTTATGATTCAATAAGGTTAAACCTGCTAATATTGACGTATATGTTTTGGCAGTTCCAGCTGGCCCAGAAATAAAGACTAGTTTGGTTGTTTTATTTTGTAATAAATTTAATAATTCAATCTGTTTAGATGTAAGTTGTCGTTCATCTATTCTAACTGATTCTTTAATTTTTTCGTTTTGGTGAACCTTTGGACTTGTGTCTTTTTTCTTGTTCATTTTTTTGGTTTAGTTGTTGTTTAATATTTAAAACACGTCCGCAATGTTCATATGTCTCAGATGAGATATAATAATTATAAATACTATTTAAATTACTTTCAAATGAATCACGGACTAATACTACTATGAAATCAGAATCTTTAAAATTAAAGACCTCTATCGCATTCAAATTGTTCTTCACCGCGTAACATATAGACGAAACAATTTGTTCCATCAACTTAATTTTATTGACTTTAATCAAACCCTCCATCTGACTATAATCAGATGGCAAAGTTAATGAAGAGTATTTATCTATCATCATATATAAGTATATAAGAAAAAATAAAGACGTTACCGAAGTAACGTCTTTTCACAATCAATTTAACCACCTCTTACTTTTTCTTTTTCTTCTTTACGGGTTTATTGTTGTCAGTTTCAACATTTTCTATTGCTGGTTTAGTTGAATTTAACTGATGTAATTTTTTTGTGGATGAATTTTTCCAAGAACGAATTGTTTCTGGAGACGCATCTACAAATGTTTTGCTCAACTGTAATAAATCTAATACTTCTTTTTCTGTGCTAGCTGCGTTAATCTTCTGTTTTAAGCCAAATATATTACCACTCATTATTTACCTTTCACTTCTACAATTTCAATTTTAGATCCATCAGGCCACCGATTAAGGATTGATGACCAATGTTCATATTCAGTTTTAGCTTCGACTTTGGAAACATATTCCAAATCTGAAACTCGTCTGCCATCACGTAGAATTACGTACTTAATATTGCTATCTATAACACTGTCACTTTTAACTGTCATACTAATTTATACTTTAATATTTAAACGTGGTAATATATTTACGAGTTCTAAGATTACCAGTCTCAGAACATAATCTGATAATACATACAAATAACAACTATGTCAACTTTATTTTAATCAACATTTATTTACATCTATATATTTATTAAATATGATATCTTTATTGGGGGAAAATCAATGGTTAAATCTGAATTTATCTAAACGAGAGATTGATAATTTTAAAAAATCCGAATTTACATTCAATCGAATGTTAAATGAATTATCTATTCTACACGGATGTATAGAAAATAACACTCTACATTTAGCAGAATTTAAACTAAGTGTTGGTACCCGCAAAACATTAAGAGAAATATACAAACACAATCAACAAATTTCAGACACATCACTGTTAGTAGAAGCCGCCACCGATCCAGTATCAACAGCGGATACTTCAAAAAAGATATTATCTCTAATCAATAAATTCCATACAGATAATAAACAATATCTAGATAATGTTGGTTCTGATGCAAGACTAAAAGACATATCGTTACCAAAAAATATTGGAGCCGAGCCAAGCATCATTCAAAAGGCCGCATTAAAAACAAAAGAATTGGGTGGTAAAGCTGGCCAGATTGCAATAACTTTATTTCAATCAATTGTGGTAAATGCACTCAATAGATTTGTAAAGTGGTCGTCTACATTAAAATCAGATATTTTAGACGCTAAAAAACAAGGATCAGCTTGGCAAATGATAATGGCCAAATTGGGCCCAAGTATGAAGATTGCGAAAAGAGCAGCTGATGGTACCATAACATATGAGACTGATTCTTCTGGAACATCAATGTTGAGCAAATTACAAGATTTTACAAAGTTGAATCCAAAATGGACCAATACAATAATCGGTTTGTTAATTAACATCACAAAAATGTTATCGGTATCATTCGCGGGTGCTACTGTAGGCACATCATTGGCAATCGGCGTTTTCGTTGGTTTATTAATAAGAACAGTCGCTGGTCATTATCTCAAAAAAGAAACTTGGGGAGAAGCATTTAAGAAGTCATTAGTAGTCACAGGTTTATCTTTAGTTGGTGGATCACTTACAAAAGGATTATTTAGTTACTTCAAAGGCGGGGGATTTATTGACGGTGCTAAATCTTACTTTACAGGAGATGCGGCGACTGCTATATCAGATAAAAACGTTATCAGTGGAAATGTCGAAGTATCTGAAGTTGATATATCAAAATTAATGGTTAGCAAGCTTCCGGGTGGTAATACAAAGTTATTTGATATTATCAGTACAAATAAAAAATTGTATGACGCTTTTAAAGAAGAAGCAGAATCACAAAATTTTAGTGCAGACTTGTCAGGAATAAAACAATATCTTAGATTAACGGCCAACGATGACATTAGCGTTGTTATTAATGGCGCAGGTGGATTACCTAAAAATTTATTAAATGTAGCTGCAGATGCAGCAAGTGCAATGAAAATAGGCGCATCAAATACAATTGCTGATATTGATTTGATGAAATTAAAACCAAATGATTTTGCTGATCAGCTCAAGAATTTTGCAGAAACTGTTGACAACAATGATGGTATAGAAGTTCTCAAATCATTTCTCAAAACCAAAGGATATGATGAAAATGCAGTCAACGCCATAGTAAAAAAACTTGTAGGTGAAAAAGCAGGACAAATAGATTCATTTAGTGATTGGTTTGATGCTAGAGAGTCTCATACTGATAAATGGTTAGATTGGATGTCACGTAGAGTAAAAAACAGCGGAATATTGAATGGAGCAGCATCCAAATCAACATCAAATGCAGCAGATGTAGCATCACAAGCCGTAACACGCACAGCAACTGGTGCTACACAATCCCTAAAAGAACTTGGAAAACTCGCACTGGGCGGAGATGCAAAAGCAGCAGATGACTATATGCAAAAGTTTTTGGTATCGGGTAGAGGAGGCGAAGATCAATATAGAATCTTGAAAACAGCTCTGGATGCCGGAATAATTGATAAACAACAATTTTATTCAGGAGTTGGAACAAAAACACTCAATTTGACTGCTGAATTAAGAGGTCATATACCAATATCTATAAATGGCGTAAATGTTATTGATAAATTGACTCCGGATGAAGCGAAGGCTGCACACGTTGCAATGAGTGTGGCTAAACAGATGGGAAATGCAGTTGATGAAGATGCTTTAGCTAAGCTGGCAACAAAAGCTGGAAAGGCAGTAACAAACGTTGCGTCTACCGCTGTAAGTGGTCTTAAAAATATAACTGGTGAACAGTTAAAAACATTAAATCAATCACTTGGATATGGAAATTTAATAGAAAAACTTGAGGATCCAGAATATTACAATAAATTTTTAAAACCAGCTTTGGAAAAAATGTATCCCGGCTCAGAACCCGACAGGGTTCTTACTTCTCTTGCTAATAGTATAGCTAGCAAAGACGTTTCTCAAGAAAATCTAGATATCTTCGCTAAAGTTATAAATTCAGCCGGCGGTTTACCACAATCCATAGTTGCTTCAACAGTAAAAGAATCAGTATACAAGACGCTGATTAAAAAACTATATATATAATATGAACGAAATAAATTACACCGAAGAGTTGTATAAAGAATTTTTAAACGAAGCTGGTTTTTTAGATAAACTAAAAGGATCAGTGGGCTTAGGCGGAAAAAAAGAATTGTCAGCTAATGATCTTGAAGTTTTGGATAAAAATGTAGACGCTCTTTTAACCAGTATTGCAGATGAAATAGGATCCACCAAAGAAAATCTTATTAACGATCTCACAAATGGCCCAAGTAAATATTTAATTACCCCCGAAATAATTCCATATGCAACACAGTTAACAGATTTATCAAATAAGATTAAATCGGTAAGAAGTACTGCAGGCACCACAGGTACTGCAGGCACCACAGGTACTGCAGGCACAACAGGTACCACAGGCACAACAGGTACCACAGGCACAACAGGTACTGCAGGCACCACAGGTACTGCAGGCACAACAGGTACCACAGGCACAAAAGGTACAACAGGCACAACAGGCACCACAGGCACAACAGGCACATCGGGCACAACAGGTACCACAGGCACAACAGGCACATCAGGCACATCAGGCACAACAGGTAGATCTGGATATCAAACTACAAAAATTGCTAATTTAAATTGGGGTGATGATATTGGACGTGGAATTACATTAAAACAAATAGATGTAAGTAAAATAAAACAAGATTTTGAGAATTTATATGATAATTTGCCGGTGGATGCCAAGAATGTTTTAAATAATATAACAGATAATAGTAAAATAATACCTAAAAATATAGAATTACCTATTAAATCTACTGTTATAAAAGAAATAGATGAATTATCTTATTGGGACGATAATACTAAAAAGAATGAATTTATAAGTAGTTTCGAAAAAATAATTAAGACAGTTGCTCCATCATTGGGTATTGAACCATATGAACTTAAAAAACTTTATATCATTTTACATAAAAATGGCATAGGTCCGATTTTCAATAAATTATATGCTGCTTATATTGTATTAAAAGCTGGCAAATCTATAGAAGATGCTTTTTCAAATGTAACGTTGCCAAGTGATCCAGGCACAACTGGCACTGCAGGCACAACTGGCACAACTGGCACAACTGGCACTGCAGGCACAACTGGCACAACTGGCACAACAGGTACTGCAGGCACAACTGGCACAACTGGCACAACAGGTACTGCAGGCACAACTGGCACAACTGGCACAACAGGTACTGCAGGCACAACAGGTACTGCAGGCACAACAGGTACTGCAGGCACAACAGGCACATCAGGTATAGATGAAGATAAATTGACACCGGATGAAATAAATAAATTTGGTGCTTATTATTCACAATTAATAAGACTTCAATCCGAACTTAAAAAAGGATTGGGCAAAGATTTACAAATAAATAAAGGCGTAAGTAGATATTTCTCCACTTTAAAAAATTCATTGGAATCATTAAAACTACTTGATTTTATTTCAGTAGAAAATAAACCTATAGCAAAAAAATTAAAGAAAAAATTTATCAAACGATTTTTATGGGAATTGAATAACACTCCTTCAATTTCTCAAGTCAAAGATTTAATTGGTAAAATAAATGAACAAGAGTCGGCCGAGAGTCTCGGCAAGGCGGTGGAAACTGGAATCACACCTTCTTCTAATTTATTAGCACAATCAAAATCTATAATTGAAGATATAAAGAAAAGTTTACCCTCAATGGTAATGTTATTAAAAGAACTTTCAAAAAGTAAAATATCTTCAAACGAGGATAAAATGTTAATGGGTGTTTTAAAGAAATTCTTAAAAGCGATAGTTAATAAAAATACACAAGATTTAGTAATAGATCCCAAAGTAAAAAATTCAATCGATTCTTTATCAAAATAACACAATATAATAATTTACAAAAACAATTATTAGATATGTATCTAAAATATTATGAGTGATGTTACTAAATTTACAGAACAAGAAATGCAAGAAATCGCAATCGTTCAATCCAAATATCAACAAAAAATATTTGAACTCGGACAACTGCAATTGGAAGAAATTGAATTGGACCAAACCAAAACCGAATTAACTGATCGTAGATCAGCTATTCTCGTCGAGTGGAAAGATATTCAAAAACTAGAAGAAAGTCTACTTAATAATCTAGCTACAAAATATGGCGATGGTAGTCTCAATTTAAAAGACGGCACATTTAAACCCGCCGCCAAACAACAGTAATAAAAAAACCCGGTTTTTACACCGGGTTTTGTTTTATTTAGTTGGATCTCCAGACGAAGCTTCTTCTACTATAGCTTTAATTTCAGATTCAATTTCTTTCATTCGATCTTTGTATCCACTAGCTACATCCTTAAAATCTTTTCTAACATGCAAAAGATCTTCAGTTAATTGATACACTTTCTTTTCGGCTTCGGCCTTCGTTAGTTTAATATTACTCATAACTTTTTTAAATCTATAATTTTTGTTACTGATTCTATCGGTATATAACTAGTAACATAATTGCCTGGATCTACATTTTTTAAATCAGGTAACTTACTTTTATCTATTACAACCACTATACCTTCTCCAGCGTCTCTGTAATTGACCAACGCAAACCTAGCTGCCAATTTAAAATCACTCGCTAGATAACTACCCACGATGTTTCTGGTATTTCCCTTACCTTTCGACGTAACTCTACCAGTACTCTTTAAAATATTATATTCTTTCTCAGACATTCCTCTATAAAGTTTAGAACTGTCGATTGGAATTTTATCCAATTCATCCGCAATATATTGCAATTTTCCAGTCGGTTCCCATACTAGATAATCATATATGCTTGATTCGTATAATAAACTATATCTTTTCATCATTATATAAATATACATATTCAAAATATAAACTTTGAATAAAAATGGTGGAGATGGCGGGGAGTCGCACCCCGCGTCCATAAAAAATTATTACTGCCAGACTACACGTTTATATATTTTAAATTGTTGGGAAGTAATAATTAAAAATATCTAAAAATATTACCCTTAAGATTTACCATTTTCTCAGCCATTTACGCAAATCAAATATTTGGCCCAGTCCAATAATTTACACCCAATACAACTATCAGACTTCATTGTATTGAATGTGCAACAACTTAGGCTGCAAGGGCTACAACGTCATCATAAGAGAAGTCATAGCTAACTACGTTATCTTCAGCAGTTAATTTTCAATAGAACTTTTAAAGAGGCCAACTATTATCCTCTACGTGCCTAACAATAGATATTTATCTATGTCGAAACTACACATCCCCATAAAATTTTAAAGAACTAAATAAATACTAAACGTAAAAATTTTTGTAAGGATGTATAATCCTATCAGACATATTTAAATTAAAATTTTCATTATGTCTATAACTAGTTCCGTTCATATAAATTGGAAAAATTAAAGATAATAAATAATCCCAATACCATCTTTGATTATACCCACTATATATAGATTTAATTTCATATGAGTATTTAATATAATTTTTCCAATCATTAATGATCGTTTTAGCAAACTTTGTTTTATATATAAAACCACCCCCTCCTACGGTTAAATCAAAAAGTGGATTAATACATACATTGTTTTTTTGATAAAACTCAAACATACGAGGTAATATCTCGTTTCTCAATTTATCGTCGCCACTCATATAAAAACTCCACTGCAGATCGTTTAAATTTAAATTAGAACTTAACATATTAAGTTCTGTATCAGTTGCTAATTTAATAGTATCTTTCACTAAACAGTCCGGTTCAAGATTTATAAAATATTTTTCTCTAATTAAAAAAGAACACATTAAAAATCTATACGTATATTTTAAAGGTATTTCAAAATCATATGACGCTGGATACCCAATTTTTTCAGAATGTTGAATTAATACACACTTAAATGTATGAGCAATGTCATTTATATTATCTACCTTACCATCAGCATATATTACTATGCTACTATTCGGATTAAATTCTCTAAATGATCGAATCATTTCATATGCCGATTGTTTTTGTTCCTCAGAAACAATCGCGACAGCTCCAATATCAGATAACATATTATTTATAAAAATTGGAGCGGGTAGAGGGAATCGAACCCTCACATCAACCTTGGCAAGGTCGAAGGCTACCACTACATCATACCCGCTCTCTGAATATTAATATATAGTTGAAACTAATCAATATACACTAATTTAAAATGGTGGACCTGTCCAGGGTCGAACTGGAGATTACCGGATGCAAACCGGTCGTGTTACCACTAGCACCACAAGCCCATTTAAAAATCTTACACCAATATATAGTATAAGTCAAATCAAAAATTCAACCCTATCCTATCTGGATCAGATTCGTCCGGGTCAGACATACAGGGGTGTATCGTGTCCCTCACGCTGTTGGCCGTTTCCACCCAACACGCACATCATTGCAAATTGATACCATAATTTTTAATTCTCTATATTTAGAAAGTTGAAGATAATCTTCTTGAACATATTCTTAATAGAATTTATATTCTTTAAAAGATTATTAATTATAAACGACTTTTCAACTATTTTTATAAATGTGTGAGTATCCATTGAATCTCTGGTACATTTAGAGATATTATAAAATTTAGAATATTTTGGTAAAATCTCATTTTCAAAAAATTTTGGGCCAGTTTTAATTTCTTCTGTACAATCTATATCATGCGCCCAATATTCGCATTCTATGGTTTCTATATTATATTTTTTAATATCAATATTTTTTAAGATCCAATAATCATATCCTTCAGTATCTATGCACAATAATTTAATATTTTTACAATTGTAAATATTACACACCTCGTCAAAAGTCATCACTGAAAATTTTATGTTATCAATCACATGTGGATGTGATTTTCTATTTAAAATACTAGACAATACAGCTGTATCATCTCCACGATAAGTATGCAATACATTATTAGAATCGTAAGATATACCAACATTTAATATATTTATATCATGAATTTTATTTAAATCTTTATAACAATCAGTTAAGCGTTCAATTAAATTTGGATTAGGTTCTATTAAAATTATTTTACATGGTTCCTTTAATTCTTTTATTAAATTAAAGAAATAATCATATCCAATATTTGCCCCTATTTGTATATAAATGTCTTTCATGTATAATATATATCTAAAATTTTTATTGGAAATGGTTGGGGATGATGGAATCGAACCACCACAAGCAGATTCAAAGTCTGCCGCACTACCATTATGCAAATCCCCAATTACTAAAAATGGAGCGTGTGGTGAGGTTTGAACTCACGACATCAAGTTTGGAAAACTCGTACTCTACCAACTGAGTTACACACGCAAAAAATGGCGGTGAGGGAGGGATTCGAACCCTCGGTGGTTTTTTAGTCCACAACAGTTTAGCAAACTGTCTCTTTAGACCACTCAGACACCTCACCGTAAAATCTTTGACAAACTCCGATTTCTTCAAGGGACGATACTATCAGTCCTCGGCTCCATTGTCAAGTGGAGTTGTATTAAAATGGCGGTTGATGTCCGTACTGCCCGGACCTTCGTCTTTCAACGAACTCAGTTTTCAAGACTGATGCAGCCAGCTTATATCTGCCTATCAACCGTATAAATTTGGTAGGTGTGGTAGGATTCGAACCTACATAGGATACAATATTTTAAGTATTGCGGTTGTTCCAGTTTCCCTTATCCACACACCCGTTAAATTGGTAGTTACGACTGGATTCGAACCAGCACTATTCTATTTTTGAGATAGACGACTCCTTCCAGTTGGTCTACGTAACCATTGAAATTGGTGGGCATAGAGGGACTTGAACCCCCACGGATTTCTCCACGAGCTTCTAAAACTCGCATGGCTGCCATTACATCATATGCCCAATAAAATGGTCGGCCACGTCAGAATTGAACTGACTCCACATGAACCCAAATCATGTATGCTACCGTAACACTTGTGACCGATTAAAATGGTAGGTGGTATAGGATTTAAACCTATGACATTTTGCGTGTAAAGCAAATGCTCTATCAACTGAGCTAACCACCCATTTAAAAATTGTTATATACTTTATGTCATTATCGCCAGATGGGTTCTGTATTTCAGCATAACACCCAGTGACCGATCAAATGTTTTAACTTATGTTGGGGACATCAGATAGAGTTTCAACCCCGTTCGTTATATTTCTAATTTACCATACTTTATAAAATTGTCAACCATCAAAATTAAAAACCCGTCATTCTTTTTAAAAGTGACGGGTTGTATATTTTTTAGTAAACAACCTCGTCTTCAACTTTCGGATGGAAGTTGACTGGCTTGACTAGGTTCTGAAACCGTAACCGGTTCTGAAACCGTAACAGTCTGTGGAACCGTAACATCAACTTCTTTAAAAGAATCTTTCAATGAAAGATATAAAGCTTTAATCTCAGCTTCCGTTAGTGTAAAACTTCTACCTTGAATTACCAGTTTATATGTTTTTTCTATTACCATAAATTGAATATACTATATATAGTGTTTAAAATTCAAAATCAACAAAATTATTTAATAATTTTCAAATAAACTTTATTAACTTTCAAGATACCTTCTCAAATCCGGTCATATTAATTACGTTCAGTTTTTGGCCAATAATAGACTCGATTTGAGTTTTTCTACTGATTAACCAAGCAAAAGATCCAACTTTATACCATGCGCCCAACAGTGCCAGTTCACTGCCCACCTGTACAAATATTGGATTTCCAGAATCACCACCTCGTTGTGTTTCATAATACGATTGTGATGTACCAAATACTGAAGATTCTACATCAGCAACTGCATCAATCAATCGCGTTATATCTCCTATTGAAACTTGTTTGTCTTGATTAAGGAACAACACAGGTAATCGTAAAGTTACAAATTGCACACCCATTGCACTATTAATTTCAGTTTTGATATATTGTTGCCAGTTGTCGGGTAACACTGAATATATCTTCAAACTACTATCAATTGATCGATCAAGCGTTCCAATTGCAATATCACTTCCATCAATCTTGTCGATCTTGATGATGATGTATTTGAATGTCACATTGTTATCGTTAACAAAAAAGATTTCTGAATTTGGCAAATATGGAACGTGTGCAGACAATAAGACATGCTTATCAGTGATAAGAGTTCCACCTCCAACACCACCTAGGCCATTTATACCGGCCGCAGTACCTGTCCATTTATAAGATATCACCCAAGATGCAGAATTTCGAACCCAAGAAAAAGTAGATTGGATAAACGCACTGAATAAACTGCGGTCTTTGCTGGCCGCCATCATTTTTATAAGTGTGGATTTGATACTCGATGCCCAGTTAGTACGAATACCATCAGAAGATCCACTACTACCACCCGTTCCGCTACTGCCACCTATTCCACTGCTACCACCGATTGTACTACGTATCACTTTTGGTAACAATGTATTAGATATAAATTTAGTTACTACAGATTTCGATTGAAGTACTATTGTTTTTAATGAGGAAGTACCTATTCGGTTACTACCATTTGATCCACTTGTTGATGACATAAAATAAACCTTTCTTTAATTATAAATAGATATCAAAAATAAAAAAACCCGCTTATTTCTAAGCGGGATACAGATACACTATTTCTGGTCGGATTAGAAAGTCAATCTCAAACCGCCGGAATATACTACATCGCCACTAAGTTCACGGGTAGCCCAATTATATTTAGTAGCATTAAAATTGTTGTCATACCATCCAGCACTTGCAAATGGAGTCAATACACCAAATGAAGTTTCAAAAGGACGAGTCACTGACAACTTTGCATTTACAGCTGTATAGTCTTCTACCTTACCATATTCAACAGCAGGAGTTACAACGAATCCAAATGGAAGTTTTTGAGCACGTTCTGCGCCAACAAACACACCACTTTGTTTCAAGTCTACATCATAAAATCCACGAAGATATGGTGTTACATACTTATTTGGCAAAGCCAATTTAACACCAAATTCAGTACTATTTGGAATACCAAAGTTACCTGCTTGGTGACGAGTTACAGTTGTATCCAATCGTGCGGAAAATACATCCTTCCATACGTTTACTTCCTTGCCAGCACCCAGAGTCCAATGTGACTGATCTAGGTCACCATTAGCCAATAGAGTACCACCCAAGTATACATCTGCATACTTCAGACTCTTTACAGCACCTACACCAACAAATGCTGCACCTTCAGAACGAGATACACCATTGACGATGTATTGGTTGTTATACCCAGCTTCAACTGAGATGTTTGAGGTGTCGCCTGCAGATACAGCCAAAGCGGCCAATACTGACAATAATACTAATACTTTCTTCATATTTAACTATCCTTTATTTTTTTGTTTATGTTTACTACCCACGTTAAGAACAGCTTAACGTTTATTTTGAAAAGACACTAAAATGTACTTTTCAGAATAATTTTTTATCAACTTATATATATAGTTTTTATAATCCTATTATAACTAATTTATTTAGTCAAGCTGATTTTACCTTCTTGAGACGTTTGTTCAAAATCTTATCTTTTTCAGGCAAATAAACGTAAGAAGCCTTTAAACTTCGTTTACTTTCACCCAAAATAGACAACGTTTCTTCGTGAACGTCTAATGTTTCTAGTATCGCGTTCTTTACAAATCTAAAACTATCAGTGCCTACAACGTCAATACAAATACCATATGATAGATCTCTATATTGCACATCAGTCGCACCATATTTTGTACACAATACATCCTTGATCTTAGCCTTCTTGTCATTACTAAAGACTAAATTCGCCATATCAATTTTACTTAGTTCATTCATACTATACTTTTATTATACTTGTTTACGGTTGATTGTCAATAAAAAATAAAGCGATTAATTTTTACATTAATCGCTTCACTTGTTTAAATTTAAATGTATTTTTTACTTCTTTTTGAGCTTATTTACAAGTTTTTTGAGTTTGTCAGGCTGATGTGTTTGTAACCATTTAAAATAATCTTCCTTCTCTCTACGTGAAAGTTCACTGTCTCTATAAAGACTAGCATACTTCTTCACAATGTCTCTAAAAGGATCGCCGCTTTCATTTTTTTGCTTTTTTAATCGATCAATTTTACCCATCAACATTTTCTTATAGTTTTCTAATGAACCATAATCTTTTACTCTACTCGGATCCGGATTTTTTAACAATTTCTCTAAATCTGCGATATCCGCTACTTTATCATCTTCTGAAAGAGTAGCAGTCAACTTATCACTCTCTACTTCAGCCGCGTTATCAAAATCTTCGTTTAATACCTCTCTTGTCAAACTTTTAATTAACTTCTTTAAATCATTTTTAGTCATATGTTATAAATATAAATATTATTAATTAGCTACATTTATTTTTCTTTTATACTGTCACCCCAACCATTTCTATGTTTAGACATCCAATCCAATAACGCGGTCTCAAATCCTATATCAGTCCCTCTTTTTTCACTCTCTATCCATTTGTGTATTTCTATCTCATTTTTTAATTGAAGAAACTTTTGATAGAGATTTAATTCGTTCATACACAAATAAATAGTATGATTATCTAAGCGGTATATACAAATCTCCTGTTAATCCTTTTTGAGTTAAATAACTAGCATCACTTATCGCGAGTGGACTCTTAATATATCCATATTTTTTACTCAATATCTTACGTAATTCTTTACCAGCTAATTGTATCAAATCTAATTGCTCTTGACCATTACTATATCTGATTTTACCAGCAAGTCCAGTCGGTAACATACTTTCATACTGTTTATATAAATTAATTATATCATTATAATGTGGTAACTCTAAGCCAGGTCCTTTTAACTTAGTAGTTATTATTTGTTTACCAAATCGTTTAGCTACTTCTATATTATTTGTATGATTTGCTCCCAGTGTAGCCACTAATTTGTCACCTGGCTTGGTGCTGTTGATACCCAACCCTATATCACCATACGTAGGATTAACACCTCTGTATACAGTCAACTCAGGCTGTACTTCGTTTAACAAATCTTTTAATAATATCATATAGTAATAAATATATAAAAAATGGAGCACGATCAAGGTTATGCTCCTTGCATATGTACTTTCATACAACGATGTTTTGCAGACATCTCAGTTCTCTAGCTCTGTCATCGTGCTTTAAAAATGGAGCCTATAATTGGTTTTGATGCAATATCTATCAATTTACGAAATTGATGCTTTACCTTTAAGCTATATAGGCGTTAAATCATTCAGTTTCACCCGAACCAAAAATACGTTTCCAAATTCCTATTCTTTTAGGTTTTACTTCGGTTTTTTCTTCTTTGTGTTGATTATCTTTGTCTAACTTAATGTGAACACTTCGATTAGACATCCTCATCAATACCTCTGCACCTTTTGGCCACTCTCCCAATTTGTTCTTAAATTCATATCCATCTTTTTTCAGATTTAATCTCAAATTTTGAGTCAAAAGAGCATTTTCTTTCTTCAACTCTTCTATGATCTTTTCATACTCCGCTATCTTGTTCTTCAAAAAATCTCTTTCTTTTGTAAGCATTTCAATCTTAGCTACAAGCTCATTTTGATCTTTATCAGTCTTCGCAACTTTAAGTTCATCACCTAAATCTACAATCTCTTTGGTCATATTAACAAGCGTATTACGTAACGACTTTAAATCAGATTCAAGTGCAGATTTTTCTTGGGTCAAATCTTTAATCTTTACATCTTTTTCATCAGATGATACTTTCAACTGTTCAGTAATACTATTTAATTGAGTCATATTAGTATACAATATACTCAACTTATTATCATAACTCTTCAATAATACAGATAACTCCGCATTCTTTTGATTTAAATTGGTAATCAATAAACTTTGATTTACAACAATCTCCGTCTGGTTAACAACTTTCTTAGTTAAAGCTTTATTATCTATATTCAATGAACTAAATAATGTATATAATCCAAAAGTTATTAATACAATTACAGCAATTATAACATATAATAACTTTTTATTAGTAAGCGAAAATGTTTGGGGAGAGTTTGTAGATTCCATATATTTATTTTATTATATATATAATCCACCAACATTTATATATTTTTTTTAAAATATAATATCAAAATTACCAAGCCCTACATGACCAATATCTCGCTTTAGTACGTGGACCAGGATTATCACAATTATGTCTCGCTCTAAAGTTTTTTCTACGTGCTGGATTATTCTTTTTTATGGTCATTCTTTTACCTTTAGCTGAAGATCCACCAAATCCAAAATTTACCTTAACCACTTTTCCTTTAGGATTTTTAACATATACTTTAAATTTCTTGACATCACCTTGCATTCGTTTACCAAGGCTCACTTTACGACCCTGATATTCGGCTTCACATAATGGTTGATTATATTCTCGCATGAATTGAACAAATTCTTTTACATCTTGTTCACTTTCAACATCATATTCTTCTATATTGTCGCCATCTTCTAAAGCTTCTTTTCTAACACAATTTGGTACCATTCTCCCACCTTTTGACTTCATACCAATTTGTTTATGAGTATCCCAACACGCCTCTTCAATCTCATTTAGAAGTTCTTTTAACTTAATCATATCTATAAATATATAATTTAATATAAAACATTGTAAAAATGATACTGTCACCTACAACATCATTTTAATTCTATTTTTTATCTACCCCAACATATATATCAAATATGTCTACACAAACAAATACATCCGCTCAAATAAACAATTCTGCTACCGCAACATCTGATAAAAATTCAGCAAGTGTTTCTTATACAAATACCGCAGAAGCTTCTGCAGGCGCAAGTGTAGGAAATAAAAACGCATCAATAGGTGTTGAAACATCAGTTAAAACTGGTACAGAAGCATCCGCTGCCGGTGGACTTGATGGTAACAACGTCTACGCAAACGCAAGTTATAGTAGCGGTACAGAAGCTCACATTGTTGTAGATGGTAAAGTACAAAGTAATGGTGTAGGTGTTGCAGGTACTGCAGACGCTTACGCAGTCAGTGGTACAAAAGCATCCGCAAATGTTCAAGCTGGTGACAAAGGTGTCGCAGTTGGTGCAGAAGGTTCTATTGGTACTGCTGTAGGTGTTGACGCTTCAGGTACAGCAAATGTAAGAGGCGCATCAGTTACCGCAGGTTCAGGAGTTAGTGTAGGTGAACAAGTTGGTGGTGGTGGTTCCGCTCAAGCCACTATGGACAAAGGTAAAGTTACCGTTGGTGTAAGTGGTGACGTTGCAGTATTAGTTGGTGTAAAAGTAGATGTAAGTACTACAATTGATACAAATAAAGTTGTACAAGATGTTAATACAGTCGCAAAAGCAACTCAACCAGTAGTTCAACAAACTACCAATGTAGCAAATACCGCCGTCAAAGAAACAACTAATGTTGTAAATAATGCAGGTAATGCAATTAATGATGGTGCCAAAAAAACAGGCAATGCCTTCAAAAAAGCATTCAGATTCTAAAATGGTACACCCGGCAGGACTTGAACCTGCAACCTTCTCGGTAGAAACGAGTTGCTCTATCCAATTGAGCTACGAGTGCATTGAATTTGTTAGTAGTTATGTTCTCACCAGTGATCACTGAGTAAAGGGAATTGAACCCAACACTTACTAACAAAAATGGTTGGCTATCACGGTACCGCCCCGTGTTCTTTCGATTATCAGTCGAATGCTCTACTATTGAGCTAATAGCCAATTGAAATGGCGAGGTATATGGGTGCTGCCCCCACTATCTTTTCCGTGACAGGGAAATGAGTCTGCTGTTCCTCTTATACCCCAAAAAATGGTAGGGCTCTACGGTAACGATCCGTATTCTACTGGTTAAAAGCCAGTTGCTTCACCGTTAAAGCTTGAACCCCATTGAAATTGGTGGATGCGGTGGGATTTGAACCCACAACCTTTCGGGTAAGAGCCGAATACTCTGATCCAGTTGAGTTACGCATCCATTAAAAATTGTATCTACTATTGTCAACGAACTATAATCATCTTACCACACTTTATCACTTCGTCAACAGCTTTTTTAAAAAACTTTAAACGTTACTTTGTTTCTTTGGATATGGTTGAATTGACTTAATCAATCCACCCAATATTCTTTTACCATCACTAGAATTTTGTCCGGATAAAATATAAATGTACATATGTTTTCCAGTAGCCGTTCTTATTTCAAATGGACTATTAGGATTGGTTCTTGCATCATTTGCTGCATCTTTACCAGTTTCAAAACCATACTTCTTTATTTGTGGTAATCTATACACCCACTTGTTTTCTTTTTTATCCCATAAACGTTTTGTATCTTTACTCTTGCCTAAATAAATTGCATTTGTTGCTTGATATATAGATCCGGTATGTCCCTGTCCACTATCAGCTCTGGTAATAACCACTTTTAATTCGGGATAATCTTGTTTAATCTTTTTATTACCCAAACCAATTACATACGACGCCAAGTTGCTTAACTCAGGTATTTGTTTTGCCTCAGGTTTCAAATATAATCTCAATAATTCAAATACCTCATTCTTTTGCAATAAACTGTTGCCCTCTGCATCTACAGCTATTTCTTCATAATCTTGTGGCTTGGTGGTTTGTCCATAAACAATCACTCCTACCATATCCACATTACCATCTGGCTTCTTGTACATCACACCATAATTAGCAGCCACCGCCGTAGGATATGTCTTTAAATAATGCTGCTTAATAAAATTCAATACTTCAGATTTACTCTTGGGTTCCAAATATACACTATCTTTCAAACCCTCCAACATTAAGTATTTCAATTTAATCATATGATATAAATATAAAACTTTGAGGATTTCACGGCGAGCTAATTAAACTCAACGACATCATTTTTAAGTAACGTCTTCCGTTCCACATTAACACGTTAACCAAAGGGAATCGAACCCCCGTGATGTGTCTCTCTCATCGTCAAAAATGGCCCGGCAGGTTGGTAACGCTCCAACATCTCGTCCTCTTCAGGGACACGCTAATCTATTTCAGCTACTACCGGATCTTAAATCTATTGACAAGTCAAAGGAATCGAACCTTTTCGGAACAGAGTCGCCTGCTCCTTTACCACGCCCTGCGCACTAGCACCTGTCAAAAACTGAATTGGTGTAGCCTCTACTACACTTGGCCATTACTATGTTGACCGAGTTCACTCGCTCCAAGTCTAACGACTCAATTCAAAAAAAAATGGTGGGGTATGTAGGTAATGCTCCTACCCAGCCCGAAGGCAACGGTTTTACAGACCGTTCTGCGTCTTTATCAGTATAATACCCCAAAAATTATATAATGTATGATGAACAATGAAATTATTTAAATCTCTTAAGGCACTTTATGTTCATACTATTGCAATTTGATCAACTGCCTAACCCTTAATCAGCATACTCCATACATCATATAAAAAATTAAAAGGGACTTTCATCTAAACTTTCATCAGGATTTCACACGGGTCAAACAATTTCGAACTTGCTTATCTATCTGACTTGTTTTTTATCAATTACTAGTCCCACTTGAAAATGGCTCCAGAGGAGGGTTTCGAACCCCCAACCCTGCGGTTAACTTTGGCCTTGTGAGATTTGCACTCTCTATTAAATAATACTTTATGGCCCACAGCCGCATGCTCTACCATTGAGCTACTCTGGAATTGAAAATGGCTCTCGGAAAAGGAATCGCACCCTTATCATTCGGGTAACAACCGAAGGTAATACTATTATACGATCCGAGAATTAAAAAAATGTTTACTGGAT